TCATCCCACCACCTCCAGCCCGCCCCGACCGGCAGCGCCGCCGGCCGGGGCATAGGTCGCCTCTAAAAGTCGCCGCCGGGCCCGAGGGGATGGCCCGGCGACGCACAGGGGAGAAGTCGCGTTGATGTCTGCCCCCGCCGTCGATCGGGCACCGCCTGGGGGCGTGGCGGTTGAGATCTGCGCCGTTGAGGTAGCGCTCGGGCTCAGCAATGCGTCGCCCAGCGCCTCCTTGGCCCGCAGCAGGTGCGACTTGAGATTGTGCGCGGTCCCCGGTCGTTTGGCCTGGTAGGCCCAGGCCACGTAGGCGTCGGCGGCTTCGCGAAACAACATGACTATCTCCGATAAGTCCCGGAACGAGCGGCGTTTGCCGCAAACTCGGTCCCGCTCCATCGGATTTTGGACGTGCGTTGTCCACCGTAGCCATCCATGGCGACGCCAATGTGAGGGCGTCTCAATGCACAGACCGACCGGGTGAACTGGTCGGGGGCCTCGGGCGATCGGGCCACAGATGGGACCGATCGGTCTGTGCGAGGTGCTTGGGTTGTCGTCGGGGCCGGGGTAGGAGGTCCGGCTGGCCGACCAGTTCTGCCGATCAAGCTAACGGCAGTCGGTCGGCTGTCAAGAGCAAAGAAAGACCCCGCCGGCTCCTACACCAACGGGGTCGATGCTCGTGCGGAATGAACTGGTCGGCTCGTAAAGAGTCTCCCGCACGCCCGACCGATAACGGCCGAGTTCAGCTATCCCTTGTAAAACAAGGGAAAAGCGAGAGACGGGATTCGAACCCGCGACATTCAGCTTGGGAAGCCAGCCGCCAGAACACGCTCGGCCGAGCGTCATTCGGCGTTCTGAAAATCAGGGTAAGCCCTAAGCTGAAAAGTTGAGTTATCCACAGGTTTTGCACGTGGGGTCGTGGCGGGCTTTGCCCTTGCGATTTGGAATGGGTGATGCTGGTGGATTAGGATTGAGCCATGTCGAGCCATAACTATCTCCCACCACCGCAGCCCCCGCGCATAAAAAACCCCCGCACGACACGGGGCCGGGCGGGGGGATGATGAGAGCGGGGGTGGGTGAGCGTCTAGAAGTCGCGGTGCCCCATCGAGAGACGGAATCCGTCTCGATTCCGACGCCGCGGCGAGCAGGGTGCGCTGCAACAGCTTGCGGCCCCATCGAGTCAGAGAATCCGTCTCGATTCCAAAGACCGCCCCCGGCTGGTGGGCCGGGGGTGGTGTGTGAGCGGGGATCAGGCGAGCAAATCGTCCACAGCGCCGTCGATTTCGCCAGCGATTTTGTCCCACGCGTCGACCGAGTCTTGGGCTTCGTCGTCGTCCTCGTGGTCGATCGACCACCCCAGAAACGCGACCAGTTCGATGATGTCACCGCACTCGTCAAAGTTCGCGGGCATGACCCTGCCGCTGACCGTTTGCGGCGAGATGTCGTACGCCGAAAAGTCTCCGGCGGACACTGCACCTGGCCAGTGCATTTCCGGATGAGTGTCGACCTGGAGGCCGGCGCATCGATTTTGCGACGTGGCGGTGTCGTCGCTGTGAATCGTGCCCCCGCCGACGACGAACGTCCGCCCATTGATCGACACAGACGCATTGATCCAGTCATCGAATCCGTCCTGGGATTCGACGGGGCCGAGGGTGACGACGGCATCGACCGACGAGCCGTTGGCGCGGGGCAGGCTGATGGTGCGGGATTGGGGGGCGTTGGTCGTCATTTCATCATCTCCATCTTGGGTGCTGCCCCTGACAGGCCGGGGCGGGCCGTGGAAACCACCCGGCCGCTGTTAAGCGGCGGGGGTTATTCCTGAAAAAATACTCGGCCCGAACCCGCCCGCGTTTTGACGGCGCGTGTGCCAGCACCGGGCTCGCGGACTCGCTTTGTGACCTCTGCGGTGCCCCCGCCCTTGACGGCGACCCGCTCCTTACGGTGCTGCCGTCGCTCAAACGCCTGCCAACGCCCCATGCTTTTGCGGATCAGCAGGTCTCCCTTGTGGCCGCGTTGAATGGCGGCGGTCAGTGCAGTTTCGGGCGAATCGCAAAGTTGACTCGCCGGGTACGTGAACCCGCCGACGCGAGCATCGGCGGGCACGAGCGTCACCTCCACGCCTGAGATCAAGGCGGTCTCCGTGCATGCGTTAACTCGGGGTCGGTCGTTGTTGGTTGCCATCTCATCATCTCCATCTTGGGTGCTGCCCCTGACAGGCCGGGGCGGGCCGCCGATCACCCGATCGACACCCATATATTAGCAAGCCACCTTGCTATGTCAATGGGGTCTAGCAAGTTTTCTTGATAATTTTTTTAGGCGGGGTACGATGCCATTGTGACCGCTCCCGCCACAGCCACGCTCGACGACCTGCTGACGATGGCCGGAGCTGCCGACGCCATCGGCCGCCAGCAGTCCACCATCTCGCGCGCCATCGACGCGGGCACCCTGCCCCACGTCGTCACCGCCGACGGGAGGGCCAAGCTCATCCGCCGGGCTGACCTCGATCACTGGCTGGCGACGATGTCGAGGGGGCGGCCGAGGGGCTAGAATCGACGCATGGCAAAAAGCACCACACGCGAACAGCCTCAAGTCGTATATGTCCAATCCCCCGGCCAACCCTCTGGCGGCGGCCCCGTGCCGGGGCTCTGCTCGTTCTTGTGCCCAGGGCTGGGCCAGCTTGTCGATGGGCGCGCGATATCGGGCGTGTTCTGGTTCCTGCTGACAGTCGTGGGCTACTTTCTGCTGATCGTGCCCGGCGTCATCTTGCACATTTTGTGCATCATGGACGCCGCCAAACGGCGGCCTTAACCCCCCATGCCCGAAATAGGCTCAAAAAAACGCTGGCCTATCAATGGGGTCTAGCCGCAAAGCCCTCAGAGACGCGATACCCCCTCCCCTTCACGGCCGACCCTCCAGGTCCCTCAGCCGCCGCTCGTAATCGAGCAGCCTGTCGTTCTGCATGCTGTCGCGTTCGCGCTGGGCGTCGGTGTAGGTGTCGTGCTCTTCCTTGGTGAATCGGCTGGCGGTTCGGCTGCGTAATTCGGCGAGGATGTCGTCTTGCCCTTCGGCCACGATCCCGATTCGCATGGCCATCAGCTCGATCTGCCCCTGCATCTTGGCTTGCTCGGTCTTGAGCACTTCGATGGTGTTGGCGGTCCCGCTCACCCACTGGCTCACCAGGGGCGGGCCGAACACGATCGCCGCCAGCGCGAGGATGGCGACGAGCACGGGCTGATCCTTGGCGATTTGATTGATGTCGGTCATGGGTACTACTCGGCTGATGGCTTCAGTGTTGGCCAGTACCCGTTGGGGCACGCTTCTCGTCTGTCTATCGCTTTGGCTGTCAGCACGCAGCCGCACGTCTTGCGGCCCGCTTCTCTCGACTCTTTGAGCATGGTGCCGCACGTCCACGGCTCGCCGTCTCGGGTGAGCTGGACGACGCCCGACGGGCACGCCTTGCAGGTGTCGAGGCGCGCCCGGTACTCATCGTCTGTCGTGCGATGCTGGCGGAGCAGCTGGGTTTGAATGGTGGACTTGGTGGCGTGGGTGATTTGGCCGAGGGTGGAGCGCTTGGGATGGGTGGCCCGCATCGCCACCGTCACTTCGTCGTTGAGCCGGGCTTGCAGCGCGGGCGTGATGACGTGCCCGTTGGCCTCAATGTCGGCCTTGAGGGCGTCGCTGATGAGTCCCTTGGCGTGCTGTCGTTGGAGGGTGGCAGGTGTCATGAGACAACGATCGATCGTGCGGTTTCGGTGTAATACGAAGACCCGGGCGGGGTAACGTCGGTCGTGCCAACGAACGGGCTGCCGCCGAGGGGTGTGTCGTAAGTGCCGGTCGGGCCGTCTCGGCACTCGCCGGCCTTTGTAAGGATGGCGTAGTTGCCGTTCGGGCTTGATCCGCGTCGGACCCACGCCTCCCATCGCTGGGCCGAAGCGTTCCAGCCCGCGCCGTGGGGACGCGACCCGCTCTTGCAACTAAGTGTGTCGGGCGACGGGCTTCCCCATTGGAATTCCTGTGAAGCCGCACTAGCGTTTTCGCAGTCGCTGTAGTTGGCGACGATGATGGTGCCCGTGCATGGCGGGGTTTCGCCAAGAATGCTGGCGGCTTCAAGCGTGTAGGTTTCAGCGAAGTCGCACAAGTCGCAAGACTCACAGATTTCGCACGTGTCATGCAGCGTCACGCCGCCCAGGCTCACCGCCGTCCCCGACCCGCCCTCAACCACGGTGTAGCACTCGCTCGTCGAATCAATCTCTACGATCTGATTCCCCCCACCCGTCGCCGTGCCGATGGCGTCGGACAGGTCGGTGTCCGTCACGATCGAACCCCCGCCGTCGCATGGGGTCAGCGTCCACAGCTCGCAGCACTTCACCCCCGCCTTCGACTCGATGTTGATGCCGTTCGTGCCGCAGCCGCCCGTCACCGGGTTGGCCAACGTCACGGGCTCCCACTGGCTCGGCCTGTTGTCCTCGGGCCACCCCCGATCGCGCCTGAGCCCCACGCAGTAATCCTCGCCGTCGAGCGTGATGCGGCCCGCGTCGATGGGCGACTTGGCGGGCAGCAAGACCGCCGCGAGCAGGTTGCCCCCCGTGCAGCAGTCGATGCACTGATACCAACGCCGCTCGCCGATGTTGCCCGCGTTCGGGCAGTTCTTGGGGTCACACCCGTCGGGGATCGAGCCGTCGGCACAGACGTAGGGGCACGGGTAGGGGACGGGCGGGCAGTTGCCCGGATCGCAGTCGGCGGGGGGCAGGCCGGTGGCGAAGCAGATGATGTCGCAAGGGTCGGTCGGAGCGGGGGGCAGGGGCGTCTGCGGCCCGCCATCGCAGTTGATTGTGATGTCGATCAGCCCGGTCGGTTGCTGGGCCGCCGCCTGAGAAAAGTCCGCTAGGGCATACTTCGCGTCCGTCACGTCGGCGCTTGATTCCGGGCATGTGACCACGTCAGGCAGGATGGTCAGCGACCCGCCCGCATGGGCGACCAGGCGAACCTCAAAGCCCGGTCGCTGCGCCCACACGTCGGTAAACGTGCCCAGCATCCCCGTCGTCAACTCGTTGTTGATCGTGACAGGCAGGAGGATGTTGTCAGAGCCGTCGCGGTATCCGCTGGGGATGCTGACGCTGCCGCGGAACAGCAGCACGGGGAAGCTGCGAATGGGATAGGGTTGGCCCAGATAGCTGCCGATCGCCCACGCGCCAAGTCGGTTACTCGCCACCCGCTCGAAGAATGCCTCAGACGGCGGGCATTCGTCCGGGGCCTCGTAGTCATCGGGCAGCTCAACGCCATCACGAATCGCGTAGTCATCGACGTAGGGCGTCGCATTGCTGTAGGCAGAGACGTATATTTCGCCGCCGTCGTAATCCCACCAAATCTCCCAATGCACGCCCGTCCGCAGATCGCGGCTGACCCCTCCGCCAATCTCCATGCGTGTCGCCGGCGTCGTCAGGTGGCAGTGTGGATCGAAGGTCGCGAAAAGGCACGGCGCATCCAGCGCCAAGCCGTCCACGTCGTTGTATCGAACAAGCCACGGCTGATCCCCACCACCCGCGCAAAGCTGCTCAACGTCGTCGCTCGACACGCCATACCCACCCCCGTAGCCGAGCGGGAAATACCGAGCGACATCGCCGCGAGTGAGGCTGTGCCACTGGGCGTACATGGCGTTGTCGAGGTATTCATCGACGACGTGCAGTGGCCCGCTCGGGCCGGGCACCACGTTGAAAAACGGGATGACCAGGTCGTCGGCCAGCGTGCCGGGCGAGAAGTCCCCGTAGAGCCGTTGGGTGCCGCCCCCGCAGGTGACGCCGCAACTGCCGCAGGGGGGCAGAATCGACGACGTATGCGCCCGCCCGTCCGCGTTAAGCCTCGCCCGCCCGTTGCTGTCGAGTCGGATGCTCATGGCGTGTCGCAGGGGTCGGGGTCGGTGTCGATCACTTCCATCGCGTCCATGAGCTGGATGCCGTCGGCGTCTCGATAGGCCAGCCCGATCAACGGGTCGGGTTGCAGGTGGATGCCCTTGGCGCGTGGCTTCACTGGCGTCTTCGATTCGGCGATCGGGTCGCCCGCGCCCGTGTCGGAGTCGATCGGGTACAGGTCGTATTGCCAGTTCGGGGCGGTGCTGTCGTCGCCGTTCTCGCCCGACGCGACGACGAGGCGGACGGGGAAGACACTCTGCGTCTGCCCGCCCGACACCCGCTTGGTTCTGCCCGCGGGCGGGGCGATGGCGATCGAGTCGGGCCGATGCGACACGCCCGGCCCGTGAATGTTGCCGAGCTTGCGCGCGTGCAGCAGCAGCGCCCGAACGTCGGGCTCAGTAAGCAAGTACACGGGCTGCGTCACGGTTTAGATCGCCGAGAGGCCCACGGTGATGTCGGGCCAGGTCGTCAGCGTCACGTCCCCCACGCCGCACTTGTCCAGGTCGATGTCGTTGGTGAAGGTGATGCTCAGCGGATTGCCGTTGTTCAGGTGGAGCGACGCGCCCTGGGACAGAACGCAATTCGTCACGGTCTTGGGTTGCGGGTCGCCCGAGAAGTCCATCGCGCCCCCGCCGTGCACCTCAAGCGTGGTGATCGTCCCCGTGGAGTTGTACCGACACACCCCGCCGTCCCTTACCTCAAGCGTGCCGTGCGTCGCCGTGCCTTGGGCGCGATACGTCCCCGACACCACCGCCGTCGTCACGTTCGCGCCCTGATTGATCGTGACGCCCGCCCCCGCCTCGATCGTCGTGAGCGTGCAGCCCGCGCCAAGCTGGATTGTCGGTGCGTTGCCGTTGGCGTCGCGGGCGGTGTTGATGCTGGCGAACGTCGCCACCTCCGTCGCGTCGCCCACCGCAACCCCGACGGATGCGTTGCCCGTCGCATAGAGCGTGTTGCTCGCGTTGGTGCCGATGATTCGCACCTGGGGCAGGCCAACATCGGCCGTGGTCGAGGCCGACCCGTAGACGACGACGTTGGCTTGATTCGAGCCGAGATCGAGGTTGATGCGGCGCGAACCCGCCGCGCTTGGCGACCCCGTGGCCTCGTGGATGTAGACGTTGTCGGCGTCGCATGCCAGCGGGCTCGTCTCGGTGCCCACGAGCCGCGTGAAGGTGTCCAGGAAGTGAATCGAAGATAGGGCGACCGACTCAAGCGAACCCGAGCCCGACAAGCCCGCCTGTACGTCGTAGCCGTTGGAGTTGGAATCGAAATAAACGTCGTCGCCGGTGGTGGGCACGCCCGACGGCGACCAGTTCGCCGCCACACTCGCGTCATCGGTTGCGCCCGAAGCGCCGCCGCGCCAAAGTTTGATGGCCATGTCAAATCCCTAGTGAGTTGAAGTCGCGTGCGGGGTAGCGGTCGTAACGCAGGTAGACCGCGTCGGGTGTCGTCTCAAGGGTCGCGCCGCGGGGCACCGACCCGCGAACGAACGACGGGTCGTCGTCGTCTTTGATCGTGAACCCGTCCTCTAGCGGAATCCCGTTGCCGTTGAGGCGCACGTCCTCGGTCAGCTCGCCACCGCTGGCGTCGTACAGCTTGACCTTGCGGGTGCCGCTGTCGGTGCTGACGTAGGCATACGTCCCTTGATCCAGGATGCGGAGCTGGTGGGGTTTCTCGCCCCACGTGTCGATCTTGCGAATCTCGAACGTCGCCCGTTCCTCGACGTAGCTCGACGACTCGGTGTAGATCGTCGTCGGCAGGATCGACAGGCACCGGGCCTCTTGGGGTAGTGCCCCCCGCCACTCGCCGCTATTGACCGTGTCGCGGAACGCCTTCGCCCTCGGGTAATCGAAGCTCGCCACGTTGCGGGTGATGGTCAGGATGTCCGACGTGTAATCGCGCTGGGGGGGCTGATCGAACGCGACGCCGGCCGAGTTGACGATGGCGTTGCCGTTGGTGTCCCGGTCGATCGGCTCGGCGTTGGTGGCCGTGCCCCACTCGAATCGCAGTGGGGCGGACAGCGGGTTGTCCGGGTCTTGCTGCACGCCCCCGTCCTGGCTTTGCGTCGGGTCTTCGAATACCACCCGATAACGGAACAGCCCGGAGTTGTTCACCCGCGACACGGCGATCGTGCGGGCGCGTAGGTTCAGGCCCGGGTTGTCGGGGTGCGGGTCGTTGAGCAGCACCGGGCGATTCGGCGACTGCTCCACCTCGTCGCCGGTGGCGGCGGGGTAGGCGTCCCATTCCAACACGCGCGTGCGGGAGCTCCATTGCGTGGTCGAAGTCTCGTTGCTGCCCCGGCGGGTGAAGACGACTGGCATGTCAGTTAAGCCCCAGCCCCAGGACGACGGGGGTGGGCACGCCCAGGCGGTCGAGAAGTTCGCGGGTTGCCTCGGCTTGCTCTTTCGAAGCGGCCGCCGTCTCCTTCGCCAGCCGCAACGCCTGCTCGGCCCGGCGGTCTTCTCGCTGGCGGTTGCCGATGCCGGTGGTGAACCGGTTGGTGTCGAGGGTGGGGCCGCCGGGGGAGTGGCGGTGCGGGCTCGCCCCGTCTCGGGTTTCGTCGTGGAATTGGCGGATGGCCCGCTGAATGCCACGCTGGAACGTCTCGTCGCCCAGGAACCCTCCCGCCAGGGCGAGCTTCAGCTTGTCAACCTCAGCCTGAAGCGTCTCCATCGGCGTGCGTGTTGCGCGCTCAACGTCCTCAGCGAAATGATTCATCTCCAAACGCGCGTCTCGATACTCGGTAGCGATCTCGCGGGCCATGCCGCTCATCGCCTGCCGGGCGGCGTCGGCCGTCGTCCGCAGCTGGTCGGCGAGCGACGCGCCCACCTTCTCCAGCACCCCCGGCCCACGCGGCCCGGCGGCAAAGTCTGCCGCCTCGCTTTCGAGCGATTCCAGCTCCATGCGGATCGCCGCGGCGCGTTGCAGTCGCCCTTCCAACCGAACCAGCACCCCATCGACCTCAAGCGCGTACGCCGTCTCGGGCACCAACGCGGTTGCGATTTGACGCTCCAGGTGTTCAAGGCGAGCCAGCTCGTCGCGCAGGTCGCGGGCCCGCTCCCGCATCGCGGCGGGCAGCGCCTTCACGTCGTCCGCCGAAAAGGCGGTGGTGATTGGGTCGGTGTGCAAAACTTTGCGCTGCTCGACTACCAGCTCGGCGAGGCCCTCCATCAAGGGCGCGGCCGCGGCCGCGAGTTGCCGCGTGATGCCCCGCCAGGCGGCCTCGAAACGCTCGCTCGCGTCGTTTGCCGCCTCGATCCCCGCCGCCGTGTCCCGGCTCATCGTCAGGCCAAGCTCACGCGCCTCCGCCGATGCTTCGCGGATGCCATCGGCCCCGTCTTCGATCAGGTTGAGCAAGCCGACGCCTTCGCTGTCGAACAGCTTGAACGCGAGCCGCACCCGATCGCCCTCGCCTTGAACGTCGCTCATGGCGTCCGCGATCCGACGCAGGGCGGCGTCCGGGGCGAGCTGGTTTAGCCGCTCGGCATCCAGATTGAGCTCGGCGAGGGCGCTCAACGCCGAGCCCTGCCCTTGCGCCGCCTCGGCCACACGGCGGGTCATCCGCTGCATCGCCATCTCAAGCGTGCCAACCTCGACGCCCGCCAGCTTGGCACCGTGTTGAAGGCCCGCGAGCGCCTCCGTCGTCAAGCCGAGCCGGTCCGCAGACTTCGCCAGCGAATCAACGGCGGCAAGCTGCTCGCGAATCCCGCTTGCTATCGCGACCGATGCTGCCGCAGTTGCAGCAGCAGCAGCCGCGCCAGCCACCTTCATGAACTTGCCCAGCCGCTGCTCGACTCGGCCCAGGGTGGTGGACACCCGGTCCTTGCCGTTCAGCACAATGTCGAGTTCACGCTTCGCCATCGTCTCGCTTCAATTCGCCTTCGCGTTGCTTGAGGTATTCGATCGCGGCCAGACCGCTTTCAGCCTGATCCATCAGCCCGCCCGCCACCGGGGGCAGGCCAACCTCCAAGGCGTCCGCACAGCGGCACACGTCCACCACGGCGGGCGTGATTCGCTTGTGCGGGCATTCGGACACTTCGACCCACTCGCCGTCCACGTCGATCTCTAAAGGCTCTCGTTCATTGGGCGCGTCTTGGCACCGCCCGTGCCTGCAATCGCCGCACACCTTGCCCGCCCGTATGGCGGCGGCGATCGTCAGTTTCCCCGGTCGGCCCGCCCCGGCATCCCCGACATCCGCACCCGCATCACCAAATCAATCACGTCGGCGTCGGTCACCAATTCATCGAGCGTTTCGGGTGTGGCCGATAGCGACTTCAGCGCGTCGAAGCATGCGTCGAGAATCTTGGCGGCCGATTCGTTCTCGGTGTTCTCGCCAGCGCCCTGCACCCGGTCGAGCGCGGCGTCGAGCTTGCGCGCCTCCGCCCGCGTCGGAACCTTGAACGTCAGCTCCGGGTCACCCTCTTTGGGGTCATCGGCGTAGCGCGGCAGAGAAAGCCCTACCGTGTCTCTTGGGTCAAATGTGATGCCCATGGTTATCCTTGGGTTGGGGGTTAGCCAAACGCGATGGTGAGTTCGTCGTCGCCGCCGACCGAATCGGTCGCGCAGCCGCAGGTCAGATTGTCCACCATGATGCCGTTGCGGTCGCCCGGCTGGACATTCTTCAGATAAAGCGCCGGGGCGGCAATGGTGATGGTGTTGTTGGAGTCCGCGCCCACAACGACCGACAGGGCGGCGGTGTCGCCGTCGAGCTGGTCTTCCGTCCAGTTCTTCGTGCCGTTGGGCTGGGCCTCCACGTCCATCGTGATCTCGATGTCGCGGTTGACGATGGTGCAGGCGTGGTAGCCCGTGCCGTTGCCCGACCGCCCGCCATCGTCGTCCGCGTTGGCGTCCTCGCGCATCTGTAGCGTGTTGTTCGCGTTGATGACAAGCTCGGACACCTTGTAAGCCGTGCCGCCGATGGTCAGCGTGCCCGCCGCAAACGTCGGCTCGGTGCCGCCGATGGCCGTGCGGTCGATCAGACTCGCCGCCTGGGGCTCAAGCATCTTGCCCATGCCCGCCCAGTCGCAACGGACGGGCTGGCCGGGGTTGAAGGTCATCGTCCAGCTGAACATGCACCCAGCCACACGCCGCACGTTGCCGTCCTCGTACATGCCCGCCGTGACTGTGGTTTCAGGGGCGGAGCTCGGGGAGTACGTCGCTCCGTCGGCCGCCCAGCCAGACGCGGCGAGCAGCGTGGTCGCCCAGTAGGGCAGGCCCGAGCCGAAGTTGCCGTGTAGGAACGTAGTGACGGCGATGTTGGCCATGCGGGCACCGGCGATGTCGCCGAGCTGGCCCAGGTTGCCCTGCGCTTCGCGGGCGACCATGTTGACCTCGGGCGTGATCTCCCGGTCGTAGGCATTGAACTCCGCCTCGGTGCTCGTGAGCGAGACGGGCGTTCCCGTGGTGGTTTCGAGAGCCGCCGCGAACACTCGACGACGACGCAGCAGGGGGCGGTCGGTAGCCATGATCTATCCTTGGGTGTAGGGGTCGTTGTCCAGCGTGCGGTAGTGCACGTCGATGTTGACGGCGACTCCGTAGTAGCCGCCCTCGTCGGGAATCAGTTGCGTCGGGGGGCGGATCATCGTGTCGATCGCTAGGCCACCCCGCGTGAAGTCAACCCGCAGCGCGGCCATCAGGTCCGCCATCCGGGCGTTCGCGGTCGCCCGCAGGCTCGACACGGAATCGCCCACGGCGTAGACCTCGATCGACATCGACTTCAACCATTCATGCGTGAACGCCGCCGGGTTGTCCACCATCTCTTCTTCGTTCTCACGGACGATGACGAGCCCGTCGTAGCGGCTGTGGCCCAGCTTGGGCTCGTCGCGCACCACCTGCGCATCAAACGTGTAGCCGGTCAGTGGCGTGACACCCATCAGCGTGGCCAGCACGTCCTGCGTGATGCGCTCGGTGATGGGCTCAGGCATGCTTGGCCAACAGTCGGCGGGCGGAGTAGTCCACCGCCTTGAAGAACGCTTGCGTAATGCGGCGATCGACGCCACGCTTGACGGATGGGTTGCTTGTCGCCACACCCGTCACGCTCGGGCCGGTGACGGCGCGTGTCTTGCCTTTGCGTGGCCCCCGGTACAGCTCTCGCGGCGAGTAGGTGCGGTAGCGGGTCAGGCCGATCGTCTTGCCAGACCCCACCTTGGCGCGGAACGACCCCCGGATCACCTCCTTTGCCTCATCCTTGCGGAACCGCATGGATAGCCCCTTCTTGGTCTGCCGCGTGCCGCGGAAGTCGTAGGCGTTCGGCAATCGCTTGTCGCGCAGCTTGAGTACGGCGGACGGCCGGGCGGGGGTTGCCCTTCGCCCAAGCCCGATGCTCTTTCTGGCCGTGCCGCTCTTGATCGTCAGCTCCTTGCGGACCTCGTCGGCGACGATGCGTGCGCCCACCGACTTCTTGCGGACGTGGTTTGCCGCATCGGACAGCGTTCGCGGAACGCCGTTGCGGATGCCCCGCAGCGTCTGCTCAAGCCGCCGCAGGTCCAGCGGGTCCACCTCAACACCGATGTCTATCGACATGACAACACCCAAACCCCGGCGTCGGATTCTTCCCAGCTCATCACCCGCACCACAAACGGAGCTTGCCCCTGGCGCTTGGCCAGCGCGACGGCGTCGCCTGCCTGCACCACGCTCGGGCCGCTCAAGCCCGTCGAGTCGTAGGGCAATGAAACCCGGAACAGCTCGGACACCGCGTCGGGGTTCTCGCCATAGGGCTGGACGCCCAGCCGGTCAATCACGGCGCTGTAGGCCGCGGGCGTGCCCGTCGAAAGCGGCGTGTACGTCACCGATTCGCCGAACTCATCGCCATCATGCATATACACAGAGTCCGTGGCCATGATGTCGTCAAGCAACCCCAACGGGCACCACCCTTCGGTATGTCACGCCCCGGTCGCACACCCACTTCGCCAAGCGGTCGGTGATTTCACCCTCCGTCTTCCAGCGGGCGTCATTGCGCCCGCGGATGGACTCGCTCCAGCCATCCACGTCGGGTTCGTCGGTCCGATCGTCGCCATACACGTCGATGTATTGCGCTCCAAGGTGAACAGCCAGCCGGATCGCGGCCGTCTTTGTGTAGACATAAGCCCCGGTGTTGTCGGGCGCCGGCACGTCTTCGGTCAGCAGCAGGTGATGCTTGCGGAGATCGTCGTTGTGCCCCGCCTTCTCGATGCGGCGAACACTGCCCCGCGTCGTGAACAGTTTGGGCTTGTAGCTCGGCCGCCACCGCGGGAAACACACGTCGTCAATAAACGCCCACCAGTCCACCTTGACGCCGTGCCCGTCAAGGCAAAGCGGGGCGCGGTTGACGCCGATCGTGACCGCGTGGTCGCCGGGCTTGTAGCGTTGCAGCGACGGGCCGGGGCAGAGAACGGCCACCGATACGGGTTGAGCGTCTTGGGTCATCTGAAACCGCGGCCCGCCCGTTAGAACGGGCCGCGGGAGGGGTGGAGAAGAATCAGGAGAGCGTGGCGACAAGCGCCTTGGTCCAGTCCGCGAAACCGGCCGACCGGCCAGCCCACGCGGCGACCTCGATGTGCTTGCGGAACGGGTCGTCGGGCCGCTCGACCAGCTGCACGGGCACTTCTTCCTGGAGGATAAACGGCGACCGGTTCTCGTCCGTGCGGAAGACGTACACCTTGGAGGTGTTCGCCGACAGGCGCGGGTTGAGAACCAGCTCGACGTTCAGGCCGAGGGTCTGGATCGCACCGAAAGCCCGCGACTGCGAGCCCGCCGACAGGGTTTGCAGTCCGATGGCCGAGCTGATCGGCGAAAACAGCTGGTTCGTGCCGACCATGATGAGGAAGTTGCGGGCGCTGGCGTTGGCGGGCTCGCCCGCCGAGTCCTTCAGGGTCCAGAAGTGGCCGAGCAGGTCGGTCACAATTGCGGACGCCTCGTCCGGCGTCGGGGCCGTGGCGCTGGCCGTGTTGAGGCTGGAATAGGCGGCAGCGGCAAGGTCGTTGCTCTGGCTTGCCGAGAACGTCGCGCCCGTGAACGAGTGATCGGTGTCGAAGAAAGCCTGGCCGTCATACGACTGAGACGACAGGTCGCTGAGCCCGCCGATCGTGGCCGAGCCGTCGGTCTCGGCGGCGAGGATGAGGTCGCTGGCCAGCTTCTCCCAGTGCTGGGAGGCCCGGACGCCGAGGTCGGAGACTCGGGGGGCGATCTTGCCCACCTTGTCCCGGCGGATGTCGGCCTTCTGGATGCGAAGGCCCGTGATGTATTCGACGTTCCGCAGAGCGCCGCGGAAGTTTGGCAGCTCGGCGAAGCGGGGCTCGCCCTCCCAGAGCGCCATCTGATCGACAGCGCCAAGGTCGGCGTAGTCTTCGATCTCGGAGTCCGACTGGATGACGGTGCCCACGCGGGTCGCCCACGAGCCGTCGATGCCCGCGTCCACGCCCTGCGAAAACAGGGATCGTGCGTTGATTCGTTCGTCGTCGAGGAAGCGGTAAACACCGCCCATGCTTGCAGACATGATTGTGGTCCTTTCCGGTTAAACCGGGTTGGGGTTAGTCGTTGGCGTGTTCGTGAACAGCCGACTTGAACAGCACGACGGCCTTGTTGGCCGACAGGCTCACGATTTGGAAGACCCGCCCGATGGCGACGCCGCCGGTGGGGTTGAGCTGGAACGACCCGTCGTCCGAGGCGTACACCAGGTCGTTCAGGTCGTTGTTGTCGTCGAGGCCGGTGATCGTCAGTTCGATCAGGCCCTCGGTGTAGACGACACAGTTGATGTCGCCGGCGGAACCCGACGAGTTGTCGGCGAACTTGCGGGCAAAACCGGCAAACGCGGCGTCGGACGCGGAGAGGGGGCCGACCTCGCCGCCCGAGTCGATCGAGCAGGCGGAACCGGCGTAAATGGTGGACGACGCCTGCACGGGCAGCGCGGCCTCGGGGCCGGGCGTGTCGCGGTAAGCGCGGGGGGTATCAGCAGAGAGTGCCATCGTTTATTTGCTCCATGAAAAAAGCCCGCGATTGGCGGGCTTGGGGTGAGTTGGGTTTAAGCGTCCGTGTTCAGCCGTCGAGCTTGTCGAGCAGGTCGAGGCGGCCGTAGGCGCTGAGGTGCGCTTTGCGGGCGTACTCGGTCTTGAGCGCCTTGGTTTCTTTGATGAGCTTGGCTTCCTTCTTCGACTCGTCGTTGGGCTCGTCGGGCGTCACGCCGGTGTTGACGTACTCGGCACCGCCCGTGTCGGCGAGCCTGGCGTCGTAGGCAGCGGCCTTTGCCTTCGCCACCCCGTGGCCAGCCTCGATCTGCTCGGCGAGGAACGTGGGGTGATCCGGGAACGCCTTGGCGAGGGCGACGCACCGCTCTCGTTCGTCTTTGGTGGCCTCGTCGGTCGCGGCGACCTGCGCCTCGGCGATCTTGGCCTCGATGTCGGCTCCGGCGACCGCCTCAGCCTTCCATGCATTGACGGCGTCCGGAAACTTCTCGGCGAACGCCTCGGGAGTGATATCCATGTTGGAATCCTCGTTGGGTTCGGCGTCGTTGGACGCCTTGTTACAAAACTGGCGGGCAACACGCGCCGCCTTCTTGGACATGATTCGATCGAGCGCGTCGGGGCCATACGCCGCCGCCGCCCGCATCTCTTCTTTTCGCTTCGTGGCAAAACCGTCGGCGACCGCTTCCTCGGCGGTAAACCACGTCTCGTCGTTCATCTGGTCACGGATTGCGGCTTCGTCGTTCTGCGTCGCCTTGGCGTAGGTCCGGGCGAGAACGCTATCGAGCTTGTCCAACTCGCCGGCCATGGTCGCCATCGTCCGGGAGTCGCCAAACGCAATGCCGGACGCGTTGTGGATCATCAGCATGGCGTTGTCGGCCATGTATCGCTCGTCGCCCGCCATGAAGACGAGCGACGCGGCGGATGCGGCAAGCCCATCAACGTGAGTCACCACCTCGCCCTTGTGTTGGTCGAGTTGGTTGTAGATCGTGATGCCGTCGAACGCGTGCCCGCCGGGCGAGTTGATGTGCACGTCGATGGCCTGGCCCTCATCGAGCTCGACCAGCGCATCCCGGACATCCTTCGCGGACACGCCGTCCCCGAACCAGTCTTTCCCGATTACGTCGTAGATGTCAAGGCGTGCGCGTGGCCCGTCAGCCTTGAGTTGCCAGCCCGGATCGTTCGTCAGCTTCATCGTCATCGTTGGTTTCCTGTTGGGGGGCAGCGCCGCCCGCGTCTCGTGTCATGTTGGACCTCGCGAAGTCGAGCCCCGCGTCGCCCAGCCGCTGAATCTCTTCGGCCCGCTTGGCGATGAACTCGTCGAAGTCATAGCCCCTTTGGGCGAGGATGCCCGCCTGCGTCTCAAAGCCCGCGTCAACCGCGAGAAGGTTGGCCTGTGCCTCCTTCTGCGGGTCGAGGTACGGCCACGGCTGGCCGAGCCACCGGACGCGCCACGCATCGTCTCGGCGGGGCAGCAGCCCCTCATTCATCCACCGGCTGACCTTCCAGCGATAGATCGGCATCAGGATCGAGTTGGCGAAGCGGATGCGGCGGCACCGGAACACCCGATACGCCTGCTCCATTGACGCGCGGGCCGACGAGTAGTTCGTCTTGCTGAAGTCCAGCAGCGCCAGCTCAAGCGGCAATCCGAACTCAAGACCCGCCATGCGGATGGCGTAGGTCATCAGGCTGTCGAACTGACTGTTGGGGTGCTGGGCTTGGACCTGCGTGATTTCGTCTGTTGCGTTCAGGTACTCGACCATGCCCGGCTCAAGGGCGAACTCGGGTGCCGCCACACCGTCTCGCGATGTCGCCGTGTTCGGTAAGCCGCCGAACGCGTTGCCCGGCTGGGCCTTCTTGACGATCAGGCCGAACATCGCCGCCATGCGGTAAGCGATCGTCACGGCCTCCATCGTGCCGTCGATCTGGTCGAGCAGCCATCCCATGGTCGCCAGCTTGGGCACGCCGCGAACGGCCGTGCGGTCGAGACGGGGGTTATCGAAGCACCACACAAAGTCGCGGGCCTGAATCCGCGTCGTGCTGTACTTGTGGGCGTCCGCGTAGCTTGCGATGTGGAACGCGACCGGCCTGCCCGTCCCGGCCAACTCCACGCCCTCCACGATGTCGGGGCCTGCGCCGCCTCGGGCGCTGAGTGTCAGGTCGCCCGCGCCGCCGGGCGAACGAACGTAGTCCGACTCGATGAGCTGGACATTGCCCCCGCGGAGCAAGATGCCGCCAAGGTCGCCGTCTCGCTCTTGAGCAAAGTAAGCCGCCCGTTGCCACTCGCCGTGGCTATGCAGCCTGCCCGACGCGTCGATGGTCTGGCCACACTCTCGCCACAACGACTCCGCCGCCTCGTTCCAGCCGGTGTCCTCCGTCAACGCCTGGGGCTTCATGCCCTCGCCGATGATGTTGTCCGCCGAGCGGTCGAGGAACGAGCGGCCCAACACGTTGTGCTCGGCGATCTGCCGCGACCGCTGGACCATGCCCCGCCGGACTTGCGGCGTGAGCGTGCGTTGCTGGCCGGGGCCGAACGGCTGGCGCGACCAGCCGCTGTCTGTTCGGGACCGGTCGCCCTGGTGACGCCCGCCGGACGAGCCGCCACGCACCCAGCCGTAGTCGGATGACGCCCTGGCATCAGCCAGGCCGCGAGCGACCTGCGCACGGGCTGCATAGCCGGGGTCAAACCACGATCTGATCTTGTCGGGGAGCGTTAGGTTCGACATCGCGATTGCCGGTTAAAGCTCCCGTAGGCCGTCATGCGTCCGCCGTTGGCTGTTTCTTCGATCCGGGCCTTCAGGTCGCGCTCCGCGTCTCGCAGGTCATTCAAGTCGGCGCGAGTGTACTGGCGTCCGTTGATTGCGTAGGACTGATTCAGCGTCACCGTGGCGATGGCATGACGCACCATCACCAACAGCTCGGCGTCGGTGAAGGTCTGGATGCCGGATACGTCGATCGTCATGTGTCAGCCCCACCGCCCCCTGTGTCCCGTCGCCCACGAGTTCGCCGCCGGGCGATTGCCCCGCTCCTGACGCTCGCGGTGTTGTTGCTTCGCTCTCTCCGGGCTTATCAAGCCCGCCACGCCGTTCATCTGCGCCAACGCGCACTGCATGTACTCGCAGTCCCAGTAGTGGTTGTCCCGGTTCGCCGACACGGGCTCCCACTTCCACACCCCTTGCTTGGGGTCGTGAACCTTGTGCTCGCTGGCCATCTGTCGGCAGTAGTCGTCCGAGACCTGGTTGTGCGGCAGCCAGAGCGTTTCGTCGTCGTTCGTGACGTACCCGTGGAGCACGTCTTTCCAGTAGTCCGGCCGCAGGTTGCGGCGGACGATGCCGTACTCCTTGACCGCCCGCTCGCTGATCGGCACGGCCTTGTAGGACGCATCGCCCATCAACGGCCAGATGCGGCCGGGGTCGCGCTGGGCAAACTGGTACACCTCGGTGTCCCGATATCCGCAGTCAACGCCCAGCACCTGCGCGGTGACGAGCTCGCCATGCTCGGTGGCGAATCCCTGCTCAAAGCACACGCGGCCCAGCTCGGCGAAGTCCGTGACCATGCCCGCGTGCACGGCCTGCGAGCGATACCCGTGGCCCCACGCACGCACGACGACGTACAGGTGGTCTTTCTGGACATCGGCCGTCGCCAGCAGCAGGCCCGCCCACTCGGGCACGACCATCGGTTGTCCGGCCTTCGCCCGCTTGCTCGCGATCAAATCGTCTTTGACAACCGACGACTGCTCTTCGAACGGCTCGGCCAGCCGGGAGTTCGCGAAGTCCATCAGCCTCGCCGCGCTGTTCTGCGCCCTCAACCACTCGCCCGCGAGCTTGCTCATGCTCACCCACGGGGAGTAGATGCTGTTCAGGTGGAACCCGACGCGGCGGACGCTCGCGCCCTCCACCTCGCTTTTCCACTTGCCCTTGCGAACAGCGGCGTTCTTTTCGTCGTTCGTCCAGAGCGACTTGCACGACGAACACTCGTAGCGGGCCAGATTGCCCGACTCGACACGCTCGGCCTGCTCGCCGCGGTCGCCCTCGCCCCTCTCCCCAAACCGCACCCGATCCCACACCAGTGTTTGCTCATGCCCGCACCTCGGACACGGCACGCAGAACCGCCGACGGTCGGTGCATTGCTCCCATGCCTGCCAGATAGGGCCGACGCGGGTTGTGGGCGTCGAGCCCTTGATGCCCAGCGCCCGATGCCCGTAGGTCGTCAGCCGCTTCTCGCCCAGGCTGATCGGGTCGGCCTCTTTGCCGGTGAACGGCGGGTACTTGTCCACCTCATCCAACCCGAGATATCGGATCGGGCGAGACGCCAGCGCCTGGGCCGAACCCGCCCACGCCATGTACAGCGCCATCGTGTCGAGCCGCATCATCGTCCGGCGGTTGTCGGACTTCGACTCGCTCGCGTGGACCTTGAGCGACGGCGTCTCCCGCACCAGCGGGCGTATCCGCTCGTCCATCATCTCTTCGGCCGACCGCTGGTCTGGCAGCACCAACATCGCCGGGCCGGGGTCGTGGTCGATCCAGTACCCGATCAAGTTGCGCAGCGCTTCGCTGAATCCAACCTGCACCGCTTTCAGGAACACGACCGACTCAACCCCCGGCTCAACCGTCGCGTCCATCAGGCCCGCCAAGTACGGCGTTCGCTCGTTGCGCCACGGGCCGGGCTCGGCCGTCATGGAGGCGGGCAAGTATCGGTATCGCTCGGCCCATTCACTCGGCCTCAGCGGCGGGGGCGTCCGTATCGCCCTCGCCATCCCAGCCAACCGGCGGCGAAGCGCTGGCCGTGGAATCCATGAGGGACGCAACGCCGTCGAGGGCGCTTCGGATGTGCTCGTCAATGGCTCGCTCAATGTCCTCTACGCCCTTACCCACGCACAGCGACGCGGCGGCCGGGGCAACCAGCAACAACGCCCCCCGCACCTCAGACGCCCATCGCACGCCGTCCGACACCACCTCCGACACGGCAACCAGCTCGCCCTCGGCCTCGCGGGCCTGGGCGCGGTACTTCCGCATCAACCAGTAGTCTTTGGTCTGCTCTTCGGGCGGCGGCTCTGCGCCACTGCGCCCAACGCGATCCTTGTCCGCACGGTTCGGCTGCAACGTGGGCAGCCACAACCGGACGGCATGGATGTCGTCCTCGCTCCACGGACCCTCGCGGCTCACGGGCCAGCGTTTGTGCTTGAGCAGCCGCCGGGTGGTTGACTCGCCACGCCCAATCTCTTTGGCGAGCTGTCGTATCGATGTCGCATCAGGCAATCCGTACGCCCCTAATCGTTGGGGATTTTGGGGACAAAACCGGCGGCACGATTACCCGCTTGCCCCACCCCCGCCAAGAAGAACCTAAACCCCCCTACCCCATACCCCCGCCGTCAAGCCGCTGCCTTGATAGCGGCGAGTCCGGCCTCTCTTAGCTTGCGGTTCGCGATGCTTACTCGCTGGTGTACCGCTTGTGGGGTGATGCCTTCCCTTTCGGCAATCGCGCGATAGCTGTCGCCCCTGTGCCGCTCGACGAGGACTCGGTAGTTTTTTTCCCCGCCCACGATGGCGCGGATCAATCTGGCCTCAATGCGCGTGCTGGGGGTGTGTCGATCCACGAAAGCGACTCCGTTGGTGCGCGACTTCATACGTGTAGGCCCGGTCAACGTCCTCGTAATCGCTGTGGCCCCAGCCCAGGTTGATGTTGAGCGCCCGCTCCAGCGCCCGCCCCCTGCTCGCGGCACGCTCAAGGCGGCACTCGGGACAGACCCCTTCGGGGTTCAGCAGCATGGCCGTGTAGCCATATCCGCATCGGGGGCAGACGCTGGCATGCTCCGGGTGGGCGTGTCGCTCGGGCTTGGCGCAGTTGAGGTAGAGGTGTATCTGGCCCGCCTCGTCTCTTACGGCTTGGGCTGACGCGTAGGGGTTGCGCTTTAGCGCTTTGCGCCCGCCCGCCGCGGCGCACTTCTGGTAAACAACCCGCTCCCCACTGGCCGCAATCACGTCGTTACGTCCCCCAGCACTTGGAGTGTCGATCTGGCCACGGTGGTGACCGTGCCGTCGGCTTTGGTCACTTGCACGTCATAGGTGTAATGCCCGGCCGTAACACCCGACCAATCTGTGTCGAGGATTTGCACCCGCACGACTTGCGACTCGGTGTTGGGGCTGACGATCGAACCCGCCAGGCCGTCAATGGCCGGCGTGTCTGCCTTGGACTTGACCGCAGAGAACGCCACGCTTGCGCCTGTGAGGTTGCCCATCTCGCCAGACACGGGGGTGGCGTAGTCGATCGGCCCGTTGGGAGAGCCCGCCGTGTAGTCGTCGCCCCGTACCAGCGTCAACGCCAATGTGTTGGGCGACAACGGGCTTGTCAGCGTCACCGGCGTCCCGTCGGCCTTGATCGCCGCGAGAGTCTTGTTGGCGATGCTGTCCTCATCGACCGTCACTTCCAAGTCGCCCACGTCCACGCTGACGTTCGCCAGCGCCGCCGTCGTGAACTCGTAGGTGCCCGCGTTATCGACGAGCGTGTCGTCGAGCTTGTCGGTCGTGGTCTTGATGCCGTCGATGACCGTCTTTGCCGCATCTTGCTTGGCCTCGGTGGCGAAGCCCGTCGCCGTTGTCCATGCGGCGTCGCCCTGTTGGATGATGTCGTCTTTGGCGCTGTCCACGTCGCTGTCCGTCGCCAGGCTCGCCGTGTCGGCCTTGAAGTCGTCCGCGTTGTCGGTGTTGGCCAGCGTGCCCGTGACGTTGAGCTTCTGGATGAGCGCCCCCGTGCTTCCGGCGGTGTCGTGGTTGCCCGCCAGCGACCGGTTCAGAATCCACCCGCCGATGAGGGCGGGGAGCACGTCGTTTTCGATGTCTGCCGCGTCGATGGCCGCGACGATCGCGTTGACCATCGCCGTCACGTCGGCGTCCTCGAACAAGCCCGCCTGAATCTCGGCGATCGCCTGGTCCGACACCTGATCGCTGCCGATCGCATTGAGGGCAATCTTCGCCGCCGTCAACGCGCCGTTGGCGATGGCGTCGGCATTGATCCAGTCGGCGGGGGCGTTGGTGCCGAGGTCGGCAATCACCTCGCCGTCCGCATCCACCCGCAACCTGTTTGACTGATCGTCCGCGTGGAACAGGGAGCTCTTGACGAAGGCGGCGAGATCGGCAGACACGTCGGCGGGGATCGAGCCAACATTGACATCGGCGGCGTTGGACACGTCCACCGTGTACGGCACCGTCCCGATCTCGCCGTCGTCGTCGGACAACGTGATATGCCCGCCCGTGACGCCGCTGGCCACCGCCGCGTTGGGCAGGTCGCCACGCCAAATCTTGCCGTTCGTGACGTAAGTCGCGTTGGGCGTGGTGATGGCGACGGGCGTCTGCCCCGCGATCGTGTAGTACGCGACAGCGGTCCCGTTTAGGCTCGTCTTGCTCGCATCGAACGGGACCATCTCGAACTTGTTGCCGGTGCTGCCGGGTGTGTAGCGGGCCATCAGGCGCACCTCGCGTAGGAGTCGATGATGAGTCTGCGACGACGGGCGTTGCTGGCCGGCGCGGCCACGTCGTCAATGAGCAGGTGTGTCGAGGCGTTTGGGCCTTGGAGCAGGTAGTCGGCTTTGATCCACGCGGCGTCTTCTTCGACCGCCGATATTGACGCCGAATGCTGGCTGCCGCCAAACAGCTCACCTAAACCAAAATTGCTGGTAATTCTGACGCCCACACTACCCTGCCCCACCCTATCACTGGTCGCCGTTTGATTGGCGTCAGTACCCCGAAGTGTCCCGTCGATATAGAGACGCGATCCGTTGGCGACGCTAAAAGTCGCCGCTACGAGATACCACTCATCGTTGTCGAGTTTTTGGGAGGTCGCAAAGTTGCACACGACGTTGCTGGAGCTGTCAAACCGAATAAGACGCAGCCCGCCGTCGGCGTCTACGCGAAACTGAAACTGTCGCTCTGCGCCAACCCTGTCGTAGCAAATAATCTGATTAATGCCTGACGCGGTCTTTTTGATCCACGCCTTCCATGTGCATGCCGAAGCAATTCCCTGAATCATGTCTTGCGGCATCGCCAAGTAGTCATCACTACCATCAAAATCCGTTGCAGGCGACACCCCATCCGGCCCGGTCACGCCGCCCTCGGTGATCCCGCCATTGCCGGTGCCGTTGTTGGCGTTGCCGCTCTGGTCATCAAAATCAAACGCCAGCGGCATGACCAGCTTGGTGTCGCCGTCGTAAATCAGATCAAGAGCGTCGTAGCCCACGGGCTTGCCGGTGTCGTGGGCGTAGAGGATCGTGTCGGACGCATCCGACGCCGACCCGAGCGGGGCGTCGATCCAGAAATCGGACCCGCTCACCTGCCCGGCGTGCTTGTAACTCGGCAGCGTGTTACCCGCCGCGTCCGTCGAAAACCACAGATTCGTGCCCGCCGACGAGAAGAACGATCGATCGGCCGACGGCACCGCCCCCATCGCAATGCGACTGGGGTAACGAGTCAGCGTCGCATCGAACGCCGACGCCTTGAATGTAACTTTCTTGGTCGCCATTTACTCGGACGCCTCCAACTCGTGGGTCGCCGTCCAGGCGTAGCCGGCGGGTGCGTCGGGCATGTCCAGCGTCACCGGCGTGACGCCATCAGTCGATTCGGCGAGTGCGTTGATGCGGGTCGCCCGAAGCATGGCCGTCGTGTTGGTCGCCTGTGCGGCGCGGGCGGCGTCCTCGCGGGTGATGGTGGCCTTGGCGGCGACGACGGCGTCGGCGTCAGCGTCCCCGTCGTGCGTGTCGGTGAGCAGCGAAGCCACCGCAAGGAAATCATCGGCGGTGAACGGGCCGGGCGCTGCGGGCATCGACGCCACCTGCGACCGCACCAGCGGGCGGGAGAAATCAATCTTCTGCCCGTTGGTCGAGTAGCCCGAGAAGATCGCGGCCATCGCGGGCTTGGTGGAAGCGGTGGCCTGCACCTCGCCGATCAGACGGTTGCCGATGGCCTCGGCCTCGGCAGGTCCGACGCCCGGAAGAAGTGCGAGCCGTTCGCCCAGTTCGAGGAACGTCAGGCTCAACGTGTCGTAGCGATCGGGCAGTGCGTTGTAGTCGCTCGCCAGCACGGCGTCGGCGGGCAGGGATTCACCCTCGGGCAGGGCGGCGATTCGTTGTCGTAGGTAGGTGGTGAGGTTCATCGTCTACATCTCCATCAGGGCGTGCACCCAGGGTTGCTCGTGTTCGCGGAGTCCGTCCACGGGGACGTACCGGCCGTCGATCTTGTCGTGCGGAATCCGCCACAACACGAACGACTCGATGACGCCCGAATCGTGCAGGGGCTTGAGCCTGCGGCAAATCTCGATCAGGTACCGCGACCCCACCGACCCCTCGCCCGCCCACACGAACGGGCAGATCGGCGTGTCGTAAAGACGGGCGATCCGTTCGACCATCTCAACCGATCGGAAGCGGGCCGTCGCAGGATCGACATCGCGCTGGACGTAGATCGACGGATACCAGGTGTTGGTCGTGTCGGCCAAACCGAAGTCGCCGATCCGTCCGGTGGCATCGTCGCGGGCGTACTTGAGCCGACTCACCCGTCGGGCCGTCGTCGCCTCGTCGTCGCGGTCCCAATCATGCTCCCCGCCCGGCATGCCGTAGGTGCCGATGTTGATGCCCGGTCGAGATCGGCGGGCGCAGGCATGGATGTCCCGCAGCCACTTAATCCGGGCATCGCGGATGCTGTCGCTACCGGGATTAATCAGCTCGTCGCGAATCTTGCGGTCGCTGCCGGGCACCCGCACTGAATCGATATCGAGGCACACGGGCTTGCCGTTGGCCGTCTCGTGGATGACTCGCCATAGGTCGGGGCGAGAACGCAGGTCGGCGAACCGGTCGTGCTGCCCGCGGGCATCGCCGGTGTAGAGTCGGTTGAGCCAGTCCCCGTTCAGCATCCAGACGACGGGCAAGTCGAGGCCGACCACGCCCCCGTTCGTGTCCTGCTGCATCGCGTCGTAGCACCTCACGCGATCAGCTCCCCGTTGTTCGAGCAGCCGATGAAGACGGCCCCCGCATCCTGCATCTGTGTGATCATGTCGGGATTGCACTCGAACCCGACGCCGATGAACCGCGTGTTGGTCGCGGTGCCGGTGATGCGGCAGTTGCCCCGGAACCAGCCGCCCACCCACTCGAAGTCGGTCAGGTTGTGCACCGCCAGGGCGTATGCGCCGTAATCCCCCGTCGTGTCCACCGTGCAGTTGTAGATTTGCGCGTCGGTCACCGAGGTCGCCGCGAATCCCTGACCGTCGATCCGGCGCATGTGGACGTCATTCCACCGCAGCCCGCTGGCGGTGTCGAGCTCCGCGCCGTCGGGGTGAGCCAGCGTGTAGCGCGTCAAGTCTTCCAGCGTCGCCCCATTGATGATCGGCGTGCCCTGGATGCCGTCGTCGGCGATGACCGACATCCGCACGTCCTCGGCGTAGGCGACGCTCCGCAGGCCGAACGAGCAGCCACTGATGGTGGTGTTCACCATCGCCACGAAGCCGATCGTCTGGTGGTTGGGCGCGTCCTTGCTGTCGCCGTAGTCCCCGCGAATCACGCAGTCGCGGAAGATGCAATCCAGCTCGGTCCCGAACTCCAGAAACGCCGAATTGCCGTCGATGCTGATGACGACGCCCTGGAACTCGATGATCGTGCCGTCCAGGGCCGACGACCAGCGCACCGAGTCACGGATGACCGGGCGGATGTTGTCGGGCTGGCCCTGCTCGTCCTGCCGCCGGCCCTTGATGACGATGCGCGTGCCGGTCGGCGCGTCGGTGTCCAGCTCGTCGGACGGGAACGCCTGCTCGACCCCGGCCAGCTCGATCGTCTGGTGCACCGGCCACGAGAGCTCGGCGGGCGGCGCGGGCCAATCGGCCGGCAACGCGTGCGATCGCCCGCTCGCGGATGACGCGTAGGCGATCGTGCGCGCCCCCAGCATGAGCTGGTCGGCGGCGATCGAGGCGAGGATGGCGGGGTCGTCTGACATCGTGCGTCCTGTGAAATGCCCGGCGTGTCGTCCCTTACGCGCCGGGCGGCGGGCGAACGTCGCCCGTCAATCCTTGGCGGGCTTGGCGACCAACGCGGCCGAGCCGTCCGTCTGGACGATGCCGTCGATCAGCTCGCCCAACTCTTTCTCAAGCGCGGTCTGCACCGAGCCGCGATAGAACGCGCCCGCCAGAAACACGACGAGCGTGGCGACGCCGCCGATCCCGATCCCGATGAGCAAAGTGATTCCATCCATTACGCCACCGACCTTTCCGCCGTCTTCGCGGCTTTGAGTTTCTTCTTGTCTCGTCGCGTCGCCAAGTAGCTCACGCCCACGATCGTCACCCCCGCCAATGCCATTCCGATCCACACCCACGTCGGGATCGCCGCCAGGGCCACCGACGCCGCGACCATCGCCCCCCCCATCAACATCGTGTAAGTGCCCGCCGTCGTCGGCAGAACCGGCACCCACTTCTTGAGGACCAGCAGGCCTAGCCCGATCGCCATCGCCCCGATGCCCGCCCACATCAGCGTGTCCAGCCGGCCCGCCGTCAATTCCATCGTGGTCGGCGGTCGCTTGCTCGGGCCCGTCTGCGTCGCCGAGAGCGTTGTCGTCCCGCCCCCCGGCGTCTCCACCGTCAGGTTGACCTCGTTCGTCGCCGGGGTGTCGTTGCCCGTCAGGAAGCTGCTGCGCTTGATCTCCTGACGGGCGATCAGTTTTGGGGGCGCGTCCCCCGGCGGATTCGGGTCAAAGAAGTCGGTGGTGACGTGTTCGTCTTGACAGCCCGCCAGACACAACGCCAGCGTGACCGCGACCGCGTAGAGAATGGCGAGACGGACCATGCCCCCATCATGCCGCGTCTGTCTCCCGAGTAAACAAGCTCGCCTGAATCTCGTCGAGACTTTTAGGTTTGCCCGGTTTCGCGGGTTCGGGTTTGGGCGTCCCCGGAACTTGAATCATCTTGGCAACCTCGGACCGCCATGTAAACCACCGACCGCCGAGTTTGTAGCCCCCGATCCGCTCGGCCTTGATCCAGCCCGTGAGCGTTTCGGGGGACACGCCGACGGTGCGGGCCAGGTCGCAGGTTTTTTCGGGTCGCTCGTCAGTCATGGTGCTGGCCGGTCGGGAGTTGGTGGGCGCGGGGGTGCATGGTTAGTCAGCCCTCTCCCCGCTACAGCACGGCTCGATGTTCCGCCCGCACTTCTGGCACTGAGTGTGTCCGTGAACCTCGACGCGATCGGTCATCTGTTGGCACGCCGGACAGCGGCGCAGGCATCGCGTCCGGAACCGAGGCATCTCGCCCGGACACGGGGCGTCCGCGTCGTCGCTGAGCTTTGCGGCCCCGCACCGGACGCACAGGGCATCGTCGTGGTCGTAGGGGTCGGGCTCCCATTGGTGTTCGTCGCTCATGGGGTGTCCCCGGGGGTGCATGGTTAAGAGTTTGGGTGTCGCGGCCAATCACCCTTTTTAAGATACGTGTCAATCATCCCCACAATCACAGACGCCCCGTCCGAGGGTGTCACGTCCGGCGGCAGATTGTCGTCTCGAATCGAACGGGCCATCAGCCTCACGTATCGCATTGTTTCCTTGGCCTGCTCTGTCATAGCTTGCGCCGCATGGAGCTCCGGGGAATACTGTGGCGGATTGTGGTTTTGCTTGTCCATCGTCTTTCCTTTCGCTAGCGGTGAATGCTCCCGGAGGGCGTTGACCCGCGGGGAGCGTGTCGGGCCTCCGGGCAAGACCAGTTAGTGGCGGGTGCCGTTGGTCTGCCATGCGTACTCACTCATCGCTTGTCTCCTTCTCGGCTTGGTCGGCGGCGAGAAATGCAAGACAGATGGCTCGGCTGATTGTGGGCTGTGGTTCGCCGCAGTCAGCACAAAACCCGCGACCCGTAATTCCGAAGTGAAACCGACGAGGCTCATCATGGTACTCGCCACCGTCGCTGCACAAGTCCCAGTCCCAATCACCACGACTATCGACCTCATCCAGCACCGCCGCCCACGCTCGTGGGTCGGTGAGCGGGTCGCCGTAGTCATTAATCTTGTCGCACCACTTCGCTGTCGGCGAGGGCGGGACAATACGCCCCCACCCCATCGCCCCTGCGACTTGTTCGTTGATCTGTTCGTCGGTGAGTTGCTCAGTCATCGTTTTCCTCCCCGTCTTGGCTGGCGGCTTGCTCGGCACACGCCCCGCAATGATGCGTGCCCTCGCCGCTGCTCTCGATGGCAGAGGGTGGGTGCACGCAGGGCTGGGTTCTGGCGGTCAATCCCGTGTCCTTGCACCACTGCAATTCAGCCGAAAACTCACCGGGCGCATCGGCCCGGTTGTCGTCCTCGATCTCCCACTCATCCTGATCCGCGAGCGGCGGCTCCATCTCGCATCTGAAGACCGGGCCGCTCCCATCGGCGTTCCAGCGCGGCTTGATGTCCACGCGAGCGTTCTGCCGCAGCAGGTCCGCGACGACCTGCCTGATCGTCTCGTCGTCTACCGAATCATGGGGACAGTCGATGTAGACGTACACGTCTTCAAGCCGCACACTCACTCTTGCTTCACTCATCACTCGCTCCTGTTTGCCAATAACGTCGGTGGGCCCTATGCGTCAGGGCGGTCTGCAGCACGCTCACGACGCACCCCCCTTGCGCGGAGCGATCGATTGCTCGTGGTCGTCCACAAGGCTCGATCGCCTCAGCCCGGCCCGCCGCAGATCGAACGCCAGCCCCGGCAGGCCGACCTCGGCCGCGTCCTCGGCGCTGAACCGCGACCGCTGCAGCGTCACGAATACTTCTTCCACCGCCGCCATCGACGCACGCAGGTTGGCCGCCAGTTCGATATCCCCGTTTCGCTCGATCCACAACGCCAGCGCCGTCAGGCTCGCGCACGCCCCCGACGCCAGGTCGATCATCACCTCGCGGTCGATCAGATCACGCTCCATCCCCGGCATCGCCCGCTTCTGCGGCGACGACTCAAATGGCTCGTATCTTTCGGTCGCCTCAGCCACGGTCGGCCCCCTTCGTGTCGCTGTCGTCGAGATAACGCGACCACCCGTCCACGTCGTTCGCCGGCTCCACCGTGTAGCCCGCCGGCACCAGCGACAGCTCGGACGAGCGGATGTTCTTGATCAGCAGCCCGTCCACCCGTCCCGGCCGCGCGTCCTCGCCGGCGCCGGCCTCGTGACCCATCTGACGGCGGGCCCCAGGCAGCCACACCCGCGTCCACTCGGCCCGCGGGAACAACGCCTCCAGTCGCTCGTGCTGGTAGTGCCTCACGATCACCCGGCTCCGCACCCGCAGGTCGGCCAGCTCGGCAAACCGATCGAAGTCGTCCTGGGTCTGGAACAGTGGCGTCGAGGCCGGGTCGTGCACGTCCCAGGGCATCGTGTACATCTGCCCCTCGGCGATGAACGGCGGGTCGATGTACACCACCTGGCCCACCCGATCCGGCACCGCCGGGCTCTCGCCTCGGGGGTCGAACATCTGGAAGCAGTCACGCACCAGCACGTGCACGTTGCTCAGCCGCTCGTGCAGCCACGCCAGCGACCCCGTGAACGCCCTGAACCGACTCGGGCCCGTGCCGCCGCCGGGCGTCGCCCGCACGCTCATCTTGCCCGCCTTGTCGCGGCGATCGCCCCGGACGTTCTGGCCCGAGCCCGCGTGACCGCCCATCCCCAGCCACCACACCACGGCATAGCACCAAGCCACCCGTACGTCGGCGTCGGTCACCGCATTTGGCGACGCCGGCACCGGGTGGGGCTCGGACAGCGCCTCGCGGCATGACGCGTACAGCGGCTCAGACGGCAGCACGCGGGCACACTTGGCCTCCAGATCGATCCACCGATCCGAGGCGATCACCATCGCCAGCAGGATCAGCCCGCCGTGCAGGTCGCAGACGGTCTCGATCGGGCTCTTACGCTTGGCCAGCAGCGCCCCCAGCCCGCCGCAGCACAGGCCGAAGTACGCGTCGTGCGGGCCGAGCACGGCGCAGATCGCGTCGTGCATCGCGCCGTCCGAGCCGGTCCACGGGGCCACCTGCGCCACACGCGTTCGCGGGCGATCCACGGGGCGGGCCATCGCGGGGGTCCAGGCGGCGAGGGTGGGGTGGGCGAGCGGGCTCATGCCACGGCCTCCAGCGTGCGGTCGCTCGCCCAGTCGCAGACGCCGACGACGTTGGCGGCGACCAGGGCGCGGGCGACGTGGCGGCAGACCGAGTTGCCGATGAGGCGGACCTGCGTGCGTTTGCTCAGCCTGCGGCCGTCTGCCGTGCGGTCGATGGCATAGTCGTCGCGGAAGCCCTGGGCGCGGGCGAGCTCGCGGGGGGTGAGCATCCGCACCGCGATGTCCACCACCACCCACGGCTCGCCATTGAGCATGACCGTGACCAACCCAAACCGCTCGACGCCGACCACCGTGTCGAGCGGGCGATCGCACCGCTGATGCTGCCCGCCCTGGCCGTAATATTTGGTCAGGAAGCTGGCGACGAGCGAGGCGTGGTTGCCATTGGCGGTGACGGTCGGGTGCGGCTGGCGGGGATCGCCGTTGCTGCCTCGATTCGACGAATACATCTGACTGAGGTTCACGGCGACGAGTTGTTCGTCGTGTCGCCCGGTAACCGTCCGCATCGGCTCGTCTGCGGCCCTCGATCGGTCGCCGGCCCCCCAGGTCACATCGCTGTTGCTGGCGCGAGAGAGGCACGCTGCAACAAGCTGTTGATCGTGGCAGCTAGTCACCGTGCGAAGCGGCTCGTCGGCGGCGTTCACGCAAGCACCGTTGCTTGAGGTGTTGCTGTTCTTGGCCAGATACGCCGCCGCCACGGCGTGCGAATCCACGCCGGTCACCGAACCTAGCGGGCGGTCGGGCCGATGCCCCGTGACGCTGCCGTTGTGCTTGGCGATGAGCGCGGCGACCCGTTCGCTGCGGTCGGCCTTTGCCAGCCTCGCATCCACCACGCCCATCGGGGCCGTCGCGACCGTGGCCACCGGGTCCTCGAGGTCGCGGACCCGCGGGGCCTGGCCCTCACGCTCTCGGTGGTAGGGCACGAGGAACGGTCGCTGGGCCTGGATGACGTAGCGGACCAGGCCGCGGGCGATGCGGGCCATGGTGTTGTCGGCCAGCGGGCGGCGGGCGGTCGGGACGCCGCGAGATCTGGCCCAGGCCTTCGCCTCGTCCGGCGTGGCGAAGATCGAGCACATCGGGATCGACCAGTCGATGATGTCGGCGGCGGTGCGGTAGGGCTCAAGTGTGCGGGTAGTGGAGCGTCGGCCGCGGATTCCACTGCGATCGGGCTGTTCGCTGTCGATCTCGACAAAGTGGTGACGGCGCGGTTTTTTTTCACTGCCCGCCGCTCCACTACTCGCACACTCTGCCCCATGTGTTTTCTCCGGCCAGATGATTGGCTTGCCGTCGCACCGCGCGACGACGAACAGTCGTTTCCTCGTGGTGGGCGTGCCGTAGTCGCAGGCCCGCAGCTCGCGCCACTCGACGTCGTACCCCAACGCACGCAGCGAGCTGACCCACGCCTTGAAACACGCGCCGTCGCGGATGGGCTTGCCGTGCTTGTCGAGCAGGCCCCACTGCTGAAACTCTTCGACGTTTTCGAGCATGATGACGTCGGGTTGCCCGACCCAGGCGACGTAGCCACTCATCACCCGCTCGCAGTAGAGGTGGGTGGTCATCCCGCACCCCCGACCGGCTTGCCGTCTCGCTCGATGAGGCGGGCGGATACATCCCCCGCCTTCGGTGTTGGCTGGTCAGTCACGGGTGGCCTCCACTTCGATCGCCCCGACAAGCCGCACCGTCGGCACGCCCAGCACGGGCACGGTGATGGTGACAACGGCCTTGCGGATGTCGCACTCGTCGCAATCCCAGCCTTCTGTCGCGTCCCAGAGCCAGTCGGCCTCGGCCTCGCTGCTGCTGACAATGATCTCGCCGTTCGGGCCGAGCAGGGCATTGAGTTTGTGTGTCTTGGTCTTGGTTGGCTGGTCACTCATCACGCTTGCTCCTTCTGGGGTTCGCTCATCTCAATCAACATCCGCTGGTGCTTGCGCGCCCAGATGTCAACCAGCGCCAGGTAGTCTTCGGCGTGACCACTCTCGCCGTGTGTCTTAGCCACCTCTGCCCGGAATGCGGCCAGGTCGCCAGACCAGCAACCGCATCGAACATGCACGCCCGAAGCCATTGCGATGCCATAAGTCGTGCGACCCTCAGACCCCAGGCCACCGCAAGACCACACGCACCGCGTCAACATCGGCACGCCCAAGGCCTCTAGGCTGCAGCCCTTGCCGAAGCTGCACCGCTCGCCGAAGCTGCAATCCTCGCCGAAGCTGCAATCCTTGCCGAATCTGCACCACTCGCCGAAGCTGCAACCCTCGCCGAAGCTGCACTGCTCACCGAATCTGCACTGCTCGCCGAAGCTGCAACACTCACCGAAGCTGCACTGCTCACCGAAGCCGCACTGCTCATCGAATCTGCACCGCTCGCCGAAGCTGCAAAACTCACCGAAGCTGCCGATCGCTGAATAGTCCGCGGTCGGACATACGCGGCGTCCATCAACGATGGTTAGGGCGTCGAACTCATCCTGCGTGATCTTTTTCATTTTCATTGCTCCAATCGTTTTGTTGTGTTTAACGTCATTGTTTTGTCGTCTGGTTCGCTCATCTCAATCAACATCCGCAGGCTCTTAAGCGTGTCGTGCGGGCTGCCCGACGGGCCGTCCTGCATCAGTCGCTCGGCGGCCGGGCTGGACACGACCAGCTCGGCCAGACGCAGCGGGCCGTGGCGGCGCTGCAGCATGCCCAGCAGGGCGGCGGCTTCGTGGTCGGCGGGGGTCATAGATGATGCTTTCGCAACTCCGCCCACGCTCGGTTGATCTGATCCATCTGCTTTGCGTCCCCGCCACGGTCGGGGTGATGGCGGGATGCGGCCTTGCGGTGGGCCATGCGGGCGACGGAAGCGCTGGAGATGATCTCGTCAGCGGTGTACTCGCCTGCGCCCGCACCCGCCGCGATGATCGAAGCTGCCGCCTCAACGCTCACGGTCGCGGTGCCGCCATCGCCGCCGGGCAACGCCTTGAATCCTTGGAATGCAGCCTTGACGATGCGATGGCCGTGGCGCTCCAACGAGCGAAGGTTCCCAAGAATCGCAGCAACGGCCGCGATGTTGTCGGCGACCGCGTCATAGGTATCGATCGGGATGCACTGGTCTTCCTCGTCGAGGCGAAAGTAAACCGCAACACCGGGGTCATCAGGCGCTTTAGCGGAGGCGTAGGGCAGCCCATCATTGCGGGTCGGCATGTTGCTCGATATCACGATCTGGCTCGGGTCAATGCGCCACTTACGCCCCGTTCTTGTGTACGCGCTGGCCTCGTCGTGCAGCCGCTTGATCGCCCGCCCGATCGTCATGGCACGCCGGGTCTTCCAGCCGTTCTGATTTTTCTCAACCGTGCCAAAGTTTCCGCTTGATCGCTCGCTCGCCGATCGTCTGGGAATGTGCTCAGGCCACGCCAGCGGGTACGCCTGCACGCCGTTGATCGTCTTGGTTTCGCCTCGCCTCATTCACTCATCTCCTTCCGCCGCTTCCGCGGCCTGCAATATTTGTTTCGCGCCTTCCATGAAGGCGCTGTTGTCTTGACCCGTCACCTCGGCGTGTTCTTCCCAGAGCGGGATAAGCTCGCGTAGCAATTCAAGCTGACCTTCTGTCGTTGCGGCCTCGTGCCCCGTCGCTTCGTCGATCATCTGATCCAGGGGCGAGCGAGCGCGTTGCTTCTGATGCATGCCTTCCAGCAGATGCATGCGCGCGTCGATCTCGGCCTGCAATTCCAGCCATCGCTTCACATCCATCACGCATTTTCTTCCGCGGCACACACGGCCACCCAGCGGGCGTCCGCCTCGTCGTCCGTGCCCGACCAGCCGGGCCACTGTCGTTGGTTCAGGTGGGCCACAGGTCGCCCTCCTGCTCGGCCGGGCACGCGGACACCCGCGCGACCACCCGGCCCGGTTTGCCCTCGCATTTGCCTCGGATCACACGCAGGTCATCCACCTGGCTGTCGTCGCCGTAGACGCCCGCCGCATCGAGTGCGTCGAGTACGGCCTTGCAGACGTTGTCGAGGTCGTAGCGGCGCCGGGTTGGGGCGTGGGTCGTGAGCTGGACGCCGATTGGGCCGAGCAGCGACGCTCGCTGGCCCGACGACGTGCGCCAAATCAACGCCGTCGCCTGGCGGTACGCCTTGGCCTCGTTGGTCGTGTACGTGACGATTCGCTTGCCGCGGGCCATCGATCGCCAGTAGCGATTCACCGACGGCGGCCAGGGCAACTCAAGCGTCGCGACCACCAGCATCGGGGGTGATGTCGTCGTCATCGCGTCCGCCCCTCTCGCTGCTCACGCACGCGGAACCACACGCGGATCAGCCGACGCATCTCCTGCGGGAACGACAGCCCGCGCCGGTCGCACGCCTCGATCATCGACTCGAGCTCGGCGTGGTAGGCGTCGCGCTGGGCGCGGCGGTCGCCGTGTTGGGGGGCGGGGGCGGTCACTCGCCACCTCGTTTCAAGACCATGCCGGCTTCGCGGAACGTCAGCGACGACTCGTCAAACAGCATGCCAATCTTCTTTCCTGTGCCCGATCCATTTCGGGCTTTGGCCACCGCGAGCAGACGATTCATCTCGGCCGATAAGGGCAATCGCATCTTCTCGCTTACGACCTGTCGATCTTCGACCTGCGGCAGGTACTTGAGCCAAAGCACGGTCTGTGCAAACCTCGTCACCGCGGTGCCGCCCGACACGTCGTCCATCTCGACGCCCTGAGCGCCCTTGCGTGGGTGCGTGACAGCCACGATGGAGACGTGGTGACGCTCGGCGGTCTTCTTCAACGCCGCGATGAGCCGCTTGTCCTCTTTCCACACGTCGCCGTCGGCGTCGAGCATCGAGATCGGGTCGATGGCGACGACGCGATGCCCGTCGCGGGCTCGCTCCTCCGCCCAGCGAATCGCCTGGTCGTGCGTGAACATCCCCTCTTCCGGCGGCTCGTACAGACACCGGCCGAATGCCGCTAGCCAGCCTTCGTGTCGCGCGCGAATCGCCGACGCTTCAGCCCCGTGCGACTCCAGCCAATCCATGTCGGTCAGGCGGCCATTCCGCTCGCGTTGGGCGAGCGCCCGTCGCAGGTGGTACGCCCGCCCGTCTTCCAGCGCCAGCAGTGCGGGTGTCGCGCCGACCTCGTGCCAGTACGCCGCCGCCTCAAGCAACAGAAACGACTTCGTCGCTCCTGGCGACCCGCAGACGATCGTGAGCGTACCGGGCAGCAGCGACCGCGTGAGCCGCGTCACGCACGGCCACGGCCACGGAATGGATCGGCGGCGACCCGCAACGATTTCTTCCAGCTCGGCGTCAAACTCACTTAGCGCGTCGTCGGTCGGCTGGGGCGTCGGGGCGGGCTCAACGGCGATCGACACCGAGCGGGGCGTGTAGTGCTTCGTACAGACACCCACGGCTCCCTCGACGGTCATTCGGCCGTACGTCGTCTGGCCCCGCCGCTCGTCCCACTTGGGTCGCATGAGGCCGCTGAGTCGAAACAAACCATCGACCCGATCGGCGTCGCCGCCGACCCAGAACGCCAGCATCGCGCACAGCGCGGCGTCGGCGCGAGATCGATCGTCGGCGTACTCGCCGATGTCGCCTCGCCAAAGGCGGCCGAACTTTGGTCCCGCCGCCGATCGGGCGATTCGCTCGATGACCGCTTGATCGTCGATCGCCGGATGCGTTGCAACGGGTGGCGGAGGAGCAGGCGAGGCATCGCCGAACAACCGGCGATACAACTCGTCGAGCTCGGCGTCGATCGTGGCGATCCCCGCCGGGGTGCCGGGCAAGCGGTTGCCGGTCACGGTGAAGAACCGGCCCTGGTCGTACAGCTCGATCTCGCGCATGCCCTCGACCTTGCGGGTCCGGCACTTCGCGCCGGGCTTGGACCCCCGGCCAAACAGCTTGACGCCCTTGCCCGACGGTGACACCTCGCAATACGTGCCAAGCTCGTCGATCAGCGACCAGGCCCGCGACGTGGGCTTGCCGTCGATGAGGCAGTCGTCGAGGTCGATGCCGCAGTACGGGTCGTCGGGCGTGAAAACAAACCCGACGCCCGCCGCGTCCATCTGTTCGGCGGCTCGGAGCGCCACCTGAAACGACGACCACGTCGCGGGATCGGTCGATGACGCCAGCTCGCCGCCGACGCCCATCGGCACCTTGGTCGGCTTGCCGCCGCGATCCTGGTACGCCCACACGACCCACTGGTCGCGTCGCCGCAGCTCGGCGGGGATCGCCTCGGTGTTGACGCGGATCGCGGTCATGCGTCCCCCTCGTCGAGCAAGGCCAACGCCTCTTCGAGCGTCGGGTCGTCGTCGTGCAGGTGGAGGTCGGGGTTGACGGGCGTGGACGGCGAAGGCCGCCGCGGCTCGTCGTCCCAGCGGCCCTGGTTCAGCCACGTGGCGGGGTTGGGTACGTACTGCCCGCCGTCACGCCGCCAGTCCGCCGATTCCGCTTGAGCCTGTACGGCGGCGATGAGTCGATCGGTGGGCGGTCGCCCCGGTTTTTTCCACGCTTTGAGTGCGGCACGCTTGCCGGATTTGCGAGGGTACACCGCCCACCAACGCTCAAATTCCGGCGGATAGGCAGGAGGCGACGCACCGTCGGGGGGGTTGGGGGGGTGTGACCTGTGACCTGTGACCTGTGACCTGTGACCTGTAGGTGTCATTTGTGTCGTTTCCGGGATTTGACACGAAGTCCTCGCGCCTCCTTTCTTGCCGTGTTGGTAAGTCGCCCAATTCACTACGCTTACGAGGTCGCCCTGACGCTCGATTGCGTTGGCTTCAACGGCTAACTGAAGCATTTCGGCTACCGCGCCCTGCGGCAGCTCGTACCTCTTCGCGAACGCCCTGTCGCGAACCCGGACGCGCCCCGACCTGCCTTCGGCCTTGGCGTGGCAGAGCAACATCACCCACGCCAGCCGCGTCGCGGCGTTGGCGTCATCCAACATCGGAGAGTCTTGCCAGTCTATGGCGAGTGCAATCCAAGGGGCTGTGGTGCTCATCGTTCGTCCGTGGGAGAAGTACCACCGGTCGTCATGACCGGCTAAATGACTCGTCGCCGTTTCCGGCAACGAGCCGATGTCAGAACGGGATGTCGTCGTCCGCCGCGACCAGCACCTTGTGCCAGTCAGCAGACGTGAATTGATCCTCATCCTTCTCGGCGATGGTCGAGCTCAGCAGCGTCGCCCACGCTTTGGCCTGTTCGTCTTCGGCCAGCCCGCCGCGGGTCTTGCTGAATGCCTGCCAGGCATCTTGTTTCGTTACCTCGCCGGGTTTTGCGACGGGTGGCGGCGCTGGCCGAGACTTCGGCGGTGCGGTTGCCGTTGCACCCGCGGGAGCCCCATAGAACGCGCGAAACTTGCTGCCGTGAACGCCCAGGATGTCTTTGATCTCCGACTCCGACGCGCCACCTCCGGTGCCGGTCTCGTTGTAGCCATTGAACCATTTAATCTTGTGCTTGACGTTGCCCTTGTATTCTTCGCCCTCCACGACGATCGACACGGGCTTGAAGCCGGACGGCTCTAAGTCGGTCGGGTCGCCGCCCCAGCCGAGCGTGTCGCGAGCCGTCTCATTCGCCATCTCGTTAAGCGAGCCGTCTTTCTTGATGAGCCAGAGCGTGCCGCGAGCGGTGACCTGGTACTCACGCCAGTCGTGCCATTCGCCGTCAGCGAACATCTCGTCGATCAGCACGTCGAGCTCCAGACCCACAGCGCCGGAGTCAGCTTTGCGGATGCGGGCGTCGCTGACCTTGCCGCGGAACCGGCCATCTCTATCAATCCATCGAACATCAGACATGGTGTGCCTCTTGGGTTAAGGGGGCGATTAAAATTGGAATCAGGCGGGTTGCAACATCGAACGCCAAAGCTCGGCGTCGCCGTCCTGATAGACGATCGGATCGCGGAGCGTTCGCGACTTGGCCATGTGAGATGGCATCTCGACGGGGTAGATGGTGCGGGTTCCCGAGCCGGTTGCCTTGCCTTCGTTGTTGACATTCACGTCGTAGCCTACGAATAGCAGGTGATCGAGCCATTCCTTGACGGCCAGGCGGATGGAAGATTTGCCCGAATTGGGCGATTGCAGACGCGGCTCGTATCGAATCCAGTCGTCGCCGCCGGGGTTGGGCACGTTGGACGTGCAGTCGTGAGCGATCAGCACGACGTTGTGACCCTTGCGGTGCAGTCGATCCAGGTCGCCGACCAGCGTCATGAAGGTTTCGTAGACGTGGGTGAGCCCCTTGCCGAAGCCGTAGCTCTCGATCGAGCTCACGCGATGGCCTTTCTCGTGTGGCACGGTTTTTAGGGTGTGCGCGATCGCAAGCTGCTCGGCCTTGGTTGCGGTGTCGATAACGATCGGGGCGTCTACGGGAAAGTCGTCAGACGCCAGGCAGGCCCGCAGGTCAGACCAGTCAAAGCCCGAGGCGCCATCAACACTTTGCACGTCGAGATCGAGGGCACTGCCTTCCAAATCGATGAACACCGGCTCGGGCCCGACTTCGCTCATGAGCGACGCGAGCTTCGATTTGCCGATGCCGCCCGTGCCGTAGATGCCGATGCGGTGCGACCGCCGAGCCCTGCCCTTTGAGATCGAAAAATTGGTTCGGGCGGGCGTTCCATTCTTGGCAGACGGCGGGGGCGGGGGAGGTGCGATGCGGGTCATGGTGCGGGTTCCTCGGGTGAGAGTTCGGGGTGCACGTCATCGACAAAGCGAAACCCGACGGGGGCTCCCTCGGCGGGGTCGATGCCGTTGGCACAGATGTCGAAATAGGTGCAGCGGTAGGGCTTGCTGCACGATTGCGTGTTGCGGAACCACCGGCCGTGGAGCTGAGCCTCGCGAAGCTGTTTGGCCTGCTGCCACAGCTCGTAGCGGAACTCGTCCAGGTCAGATTCGAGCCGGGGGATTTCGCGACGGGCAAAGTAGTAATCGGGGCGTGATTCGATGTCGGCGCTGAGTCGCGAGCCGTACATGGTTGGCGACTCGCGCTCGGGCACCTCGCCTACCATGGTTTCGCCGTAATACGCCGGCCACTTGGCGACGTCCGCCTTGACCGGTTTCTTGGGCCGGATCGTGGGCTTGCGGGTGACGTCGTAGATGACGGTGTCCACGTCGTGCCCAAGGTCGCGGGCCGCGACGACGTACATGCTGATCTGTTGATCCAACCGAAGGCGCTGCCAGTAATCCGAAGCGGTGTCGATCGCCTCCGAAGTGGTCTTGTATTCCTGGACGGCCAGACGCCCATCGGCCATGCGGACGATGCGGTCGATCTTCCCGGCCATCCGCCAATTCTTCGAAGCGTGGCCGGTGTCGGGGTTGATCAGCGGCAGGTCGAACGCCTGCTCGGTCGCGACGACCTCAAACGTCTCGTCTTGCCACCGCCATGTGTGGCCGAGAAACAAACGCTCGACCATCTCGCGCTCAACAAGCCACGCGTCGAGATCGGTCACCCACTCGGGTGGGGATGCATAATTGTCTCGGACAGCCGTGATGGCGTCGCTGATCGAGTGCTGGTCGGCGGTTTCGAGGGCAAGATGAAACGCTGAGCCGACGCGCAGCGGCGTGCCGGTATCGAGCTTGCGGAGGCCCAGCTCGTACTCGAAATAGTGCTTGCGAAGGCACGTCTTTGCGCAAGACATCCGGGAGTGGGTCAGTCTGTTCGAAGGCGTCCTCTGCGGTAGTGCAATCATGTCAGACCCTCCCCCCGCCTACGGTCCCACGCTCGCCCCACCGTTCCTCGTATGCCTCCGCCGCCGCCTCCGCGCGGTAATCCTCGATGTCCTCAGGCACGAGCGGATCGGGCACGAAATCGGGATCGGTCCATCGCAGGATGCGGCAGGCGTCGGCGTGGTCGCGGGCCTTGACCCGCCAGTGCGATCGCTGGCCGGTGGTGGCGTAGGTGCCTTCGACGTAGATCACAGCGCACCCCCGATCGACGCCACCGCCCGCTTGAGCCGCGCGATGACCGCGGCCCTGTCGATGGGTCGCGGTCGATGCTTGCCCTGGCTGACCGGATGCAGCGGCAGGCGACGCACGACCGGCTTGCCGAAGCATCGCATGATGACGTGGCCGCGACGCCGGCACTCGCTCTGCACGCGCGGGTCGTCGAGCGGCAGGTGATCGACCGACTCGCGGCCGGCCTCGATGTCTTTAATGAGGTCGGGGAGGATGGTCACGAGTCATCCTCATTTACAAACGTTAGCGTGTATCGTCGTCCGTCTAGGACGATTTCACGGTGGTTCGGTACTTCGTCAGTGCAATTGACCGGGTCACCAAGGCCCGTCTCAATAAGGTCGCCGTAGCAGACCTCGCCCTCGCCCAGCTTTCCGCAAGCGATACGTCGCTGGTTTTCAGTTGGCTTTTGCACCCACGAAGCGATGCCGGCAAAAATCCGATATGAGGCCGACAGGACAGCCTTGCACTCGATGCCCTCCCCGGCCTTGATGCCCGACCCGGCCTTAATGCCCTCTCCGGCCTCGATGCCCAACCCGGCCTCGATGCCCTCCCCGGCCTTGATGCCCCACCCGGCCTTAATGCCCTCTCCGGCCTCGATGCCCGACCCGGCCTCGATGCCCCACCCGGCCTTGATGCCCTCTCCGGCCTTGATGCCCCACCTGGCCTTAATGCCCTCTCCGGCCTCGATGCCCGACCCGGCCTCGATGCCCGACCCGGCCTCGATGCCCGACCCGGCCTTGATGCCCCACCCGGCCTTAATGCCCTCTCCGGCCTCGATGCCCAACCCGGCCTCGATGCCCGACCCGGCCTCGGCCCAGATGTACCCACCAACCCGCAGGCTGGCGAATGAAACCCACCCAAGACCTCCGTCAATTTCTAAATTGGCCGCAACATCCACCAGCGTTTCGTCGCCAATGTATTTGCCGTTGTCATCGAAGTCGGTTTTTGTCAGCTTGATGGTTTTCATAATTCGCCTTCTTTTCTTGGGAAAATCCGCCGCACCGACACATTCCGGTCGCGGCTCGAAGTTTCGAGGTAACCCATCGCCCGAAGCCGCCGCACCGCGCGACGCAGGCCGGCCACGCCACGCACGATCGCCGGGCAGCCGAGCTGCGGCGTGTAGCGACCGAGGCGCAGGTCGAAGGTGGTGACGTGGTAGGCGGGGGGTGTCATGCGGCACCCCCGAACAGCACGCCTTGCGCTAAACGTTTGGCGGCGATCTCGCAGTAGCGTTCATCAGATTCAATACCAACCGCCCCGAACCCCACAGCCTTCGCGGCCTCAAGCGTTCGGCCAGAACCCATGAAGGGATCGAGAATCAAGCGAGACCCGGTAATCGGCACAACCGAAGTCACCCACTTCATCACTTCGAGAGGCTTTTGCGCGATGTGCTGCCGATCGCGGTCAACACCGCAACTGAAAACATTCTGACGAGACGCATTGCCATCCAACGCTGGGCCGTGTGTCGCATAGATGACGTACTCAGCCGAAGCAGAAAAGCGGCCCTTTTGCATTCTGCATCCCGGCTTCCACCACGTCGCAAGGTTGCGCCATGTCCAGCCCCCCGCCTGCACGGCGTCCGTCATTGTCGGTAGCTGCCGCCAGTCAATAAAACAGCAGAGCGAAGCGCCCGGCCCGCACGCTTGGCGAGAAGCATTGAGCCAGAGCATTGACCACGCGAGAAATGACCGTTGGTCGCGGGAGTCGCCTGCAAACTCAGGGCGATATGCCGCGGTTTCGCTGTTCACATATTTCGCGACCGTAGACACGGTGCGATCGCCACGAAACGCACCGCCAGATGAATATGGAGGGTCGGTGATAACGCCAGCAAAGCCGCTCAAAGTCGGCAAAACGTCAAGGCAATCCCCGTGATAAATCGTAATCCCGTCTTGTTCGTAATATGGCGTCACCTCGGCACCCACCCTTCGTCGGCCGCGAACGACCACAACGCATCGGCGATCTTGTCTTCGGCCTCAGCCGCGATCTGCTGACAACGACCGCGCGTGATCGGCTCGCCGGTTCGGCGGCTGACCTCCGCGGCGACCTCGTCCCACGGCAACAAATCGTTCTGTTTCGCAAACGCCTGCGACTCGCCGTTGCTCGCGTCGTTCGTGACGGGCCGGTAGTGATTCAACCTTTTCATCCCACCACCTCCAGCCCGCCCCGACCGGCAGCGCCGCCGGCCGGGGCATAGGTCGCCTCTAAAAGTCGCCGCCGGGCCCGAGGGGATGGCCCGGCGACGCACAGGGGAGAAGT